TCCTAGCTACAATATTATTCGCATCAACATCAACATCATCAATGCCTAATAAAACCTCAGATCCTGCCACTGCGTTCAACCAAACATCCCCTGCATCGTGGTCAGCATTATTAGTTGCTGTATTAAATCTCATAGCTAACCCAGGCATGGGCCCAGCAGCCCCAGTCGCTCCAACACTCCCGATCATCGTACTTACTTTTTGGGTAGTACGGATCATGTTATTCCCGCGATAATTATTTCGTATAGACATTAGACATGCGCCTCAACATAACCACAGATATTAATCACATCCCCAGTTGCGGCAAATGCTGTTATTTTCTTAGCATTATGTACTGATATTCCAGGAAGCACAACATAAAGGCCATCATTAGCTGGAACACTTACTATAAATTTAGAAGTAGCTGAATTCGCTATATCAATTTCAATAGTTAAATTCACAGCACCTGAATGACTATTAGAAGCAAATAACCAAACTTCATCAAATCTAGAATTTGAAGTCTGAGTTGTTGCTGTGTGAATCAAAGTCCCAACTGTTGATGTAGCAGCTACGTTAATTAATGCTCCATCTGTACTTCCACTTAAACCAACTCTAGTAACCTCAGTCATTATTCTATTACTCCCAAAGGATCAAACTGTTGGAGTTCCTCTGCCATTATCTTATAAATCCTAACGTCAGTGCCACTCGTAAATTTAATTAAAATTGATAAATACTTAGTATGAATAGCTGGATCAATCGGATGTCTTATTCTAGACGCTCCTGTAGATTGCCAATTAAATGACCCCCAAGTACCAGCTCCCCACTGAAGGGTAGAATCTAGTATCTTTAGGGAATCCCCATTTTTAATTTTTTGAATGGTATCAAAGTAATCAATGTTATATGTCCCTGCTGCAGATAAAAGTTCAAACTCTACATGGTGCAAAACCTTAGTTAAAGTTGCTACAGACAAAGGATGATAGAAAGTCTGAAGTGCTACATCCATAACTGCTGCATTATCAGTAAAAGTTCCAGCTTGCCCTGCTTCGTACACATAACTTCCATTTGCGGCTATACTCTCCCCAGCATACCACTCCCCACTATCACCAGGTCCTGATAATACCGTTTGTGCATGAAAGCTCATTCCATTCATTGGCCCATACCACGGCCCCCAAAATCTATTAGCATCCCTTTCTAATCTCGAAACTTCCAACCACCATTGTCTAGTATTAGCAACTCCACCTGTTGCAGCAACTGATAGTTTATAAAATCCATCATGGTAAACAGCAGAAGCATTTTTCATCTGAGTTGCTGGAATTGACTCTAATCCATCTTCTTTTTTATTACCTGCAGCTGTAATCTTGTGTCCTATTGGGATTGGAGTTAAGGTATTAAATGGTAAAATATAAACCATTTTATCTGAACCTAGATAAATTGTCCCAGCTGGAGTCCACTTCATTGTTAAGGGAGATTCACATCCAATGCTAGTAGCCAATGAATCAATCTTATAATCCCCAGAAGTAGAAGGAACTCTCAGATCATTACCACCAAACAAATACATACCATTAGCTCCTGCTAATAAAACCTTAGCAGCCAGACCAGCATCAGCAACTTGAGCTGCATGGATAACCATTCCATATAACTTAGAATCAGGAAACACTCCAGTGTTAGTTGGAGATTTCCATGAATTATCTACAAAACTAGCACTATAACCTAATCCACCAGGAGTAGTATTTGATATATATAAAAGTCGATCTTGATAGGATAGGAATTGAATAACATCCCCTCCTAATCCAGTTAAGGCAGCAGCTGATGAACCATCCCATGAGAAAGGGGCATCTGCTCCATTTGCTACATAACATTTATCATTAAAACCCCAAGTCTCAAATAACACTTGTGCGCCATCTGTTAGGCCTGTTTTAGCAGCTACCCATGTACTACCATTATGATAATCAACTGTTGTTCCAGAAGATGCTAAAGTCTGCTTAGAGGAAAGGCCATAATAAAATCTATGAACACCAGTTACTTTTTTACCTGTTGAAACTTGGTCAGTCTCAAACTTAGCAAAACCTTTTCTTTTCTGCATCCCATCACGCCAAAACATATTCTCTGTCTTGACCGCTTCTTCTTCACTTATTTCAGACTTCTCTACATATAAATTAACACCTTTTTTAGGCATTTTGTATACATGTAAATCAGTAGCGTCGGCTTCAACTGGCATTTCTTACCTCGGATATCCTGTTGGCATTGATGCTGGAATCATAGGAAAAACAGCTCCCATACCTCTAGCTGGAATGTTATTTTGTTTACTTAAAATATACTCATTCATCTCTACAGCATCTTCCAACATTAATTTATAATGTGCTAATAGGGTAGTACCTTTTATCGATGAATTAGTGTAAAATGCCATTTCCGCTTCTGTTAATTTAACCAATAAAGCTTCTGTTTCTAGTGGCAAATCAATTGTATCTGCATCAAGAGTTAAGGTAGCTGGGATCTTAAAATATCTATCAAACATTGTTGCTACTGCTGAGGGAGTTGGATACAGTCGGAATTGATTTCCAAATGCCGCATACGCGCAAGGATTACCACTTTGAGAATCATCTGGATCTGTATGTGAAATAGCCATTGGAGAAACTTCAGATAACGCCCTGTTTGAAGTAGAATCCAATAAAGCAATTGATCTACCAAAATCACTAGCCATGTCATATAAAGCATTGTTAGCTAAATCCACAGTATAAGCAAGAGAATTGGAAGTAGTAGCAATTGTAAAACCAACATCGTCTTCGGCCCGATTTCTAACAATAACATTTTCATTAGACACCTCAGTTTCCACTGAAGTGGCACCGAACGAAGTAACAATACTAGCTGCCAATGCCGTAGCCGACACATCATTCGAAGTCCCATGAGACCATTCAACTCCTTCAGTTAGAACAGTCGCTACACCGTTCCTAGTTAAAGTAATCGTATCACCCATAGATGTATAATCAAGAACAGCAATAGTTACATTTTGAGAAGTACGAAATTTTCTCTCTGTATATAAGGAATACCAGTTTGTTTTAGTATAGATATTATTAAGAGATTCATTTAACTTATCTTTTACAATAGCTGCATGACCTGTTGCTCCAGTTACAGAAGCGACTTCAGCTTGATTTATATACCTCAAGACTTGATTTGTTAATTGTAAAAAAGTATTTTTAGCCATTCTTATTATCCCCTAGATGTCTCCTAATTATGTTTTGATCTGGTTCACTCATTTCGTCAAAAGCTGGTTTATACTTTTTAAAGTTTAAGGTTATATCATTACCTAGAGCTGCTTTTTCTTTCTGTGAGGTAAATCGGTCTGTTAGTTTAGCAAATTTTTGTTTTTGAGGAAGGAACGGATCTTCTTTGCCTATGTTACCTCTTTGATTATTTAAGAATTTACTTTTTAATGCTTTCTTACCCAACTTACCAGCTTGCTTTAGTAATGCCCCAGCACCAGTTAATTCACTCCCTTGAACCATGGTATTAACTGGGCGTTCTAGTAGAAATCTCATTAATCCATTCACACTATCAGGATTTCCATCTACTTCAAAACGATTAGGCGGAAGAGCTTTCCCACTGTCTACCAATCCCCTACCAGAATCACTATAATTCGTATTCATCAGATTTTGCATTTTCTCTGATCCATATCCTTGAATGGGAGTTCCAGGAGGTGTTTTATTCTGAAAAAGAGTATTTACTGGATCTAGCCCCAATTCCAGAGCATAAAGTAAAGCATCTAAACCCTGATCCATCATTGAATTTGGTTCGTTTTGAGCCATAGTTACCTTTTATGTGGTATGTTAAAGCTTAACTTCCCGCATTTGAAATACATTATTGGCCCGAGACACGACTGGCTAATGTTAAAACAAAAACCAGTCATGCCCCTCAGCCACGACACTAGCTAGTTTGGATAGGAGGAAAATCGGAGTCCCTGAATTTTCAACCTATATAAATCAAACATCACTAGGGGTTATCTCCTTTGCCCAAGTAAACTTAAAAGTCGTTGTAGAGGCTGGACGTTAGAATGGACTTGTCCTCTAGCTTTTCTCATCATATTAACTGCCGGAGTTGAAGGACTAGCTGGAACATAACTTGATCCGCCACCTTTCTCTTCCTCAGGCTCAGGAAGCCCCATATCATCTCCAGCAGTAGCTCCTTCATTATCCCCTGTATTTCGAGGGTTTAGGGCAGTTCCACTAGAAGGCTTTTTATTCCTAAGCCTATCCATTAATTGAGAGAACTGGGCACGAAACGATTCCATACTAATATCCCCCTGGCCTTGGTTTCTTTACAGTCTTTTTCTTATATCTAATTGCCATAACACCCTACCTCAATCCGTAATTTAAAAGAAAAGAAGCAGTAGCTTCCCCTATAAAAGCAGAAAGCTACCACTAATTTATCAATCTGCTATATCATCCGTATGTGGACGATTAAGCTCAAACTTAGCTAATCCAGTTGATGGATCATCTAACGCAGATGCACCTTTTGCATTATGCACTCGATCTCCAGCAACAACTGCATCATCTATTGAACCAGCTGTAGAAGTACCATAAACAGCAGCATTGTCAGCAAATCCAGCTTTAGCCTTACCAACAGCCGTGCCACTAATCTGATACCAGCCAAAGCTACTTGCAACATTAATCGACATTGATACAGCTACTGGGCCAATTGCATTAGCAACTAACAAAGCAGTAGTACAATCTTTTAGACTATATGTTACAAAACTACCAACAACCGTAGAAGCAACACCTTTCAAGTAAATAAATTCACCTGTTAGATATGTAGAATCCCACGCCTGTACGATAGAACCAAGGTCTTGTTCTTGACTAGTGCTAGTTGTAGCAATGCCTTGTCCACCATGAACTACACGAAAGCTCTGTTTCCATGCCATAGAGATATCCTCCTTTCTAGGTAATACTTGTCAAATAACCAAGTCGTCTTCGGTTATTAACAGTAGTTTGCCCCATGAAAAGAATCTTAGTCATACTAACATCCTGTCCTATTGGAGTTTGGAATCCAGCTGAATCCATTGTGAAATCTGCTTCACTATGAACACACCATTTTAAATGGCGAGGATCCAAGAAATACATTGCACCAGCAGTACAACGGTTATCAAAGATTAACGGAACTTCATTAAATGTAACATTCAAGAAGCCAGCATCCATAACCATTGTGTTCGTGTAACGTTTTTGCCCCTGCTGATCTGCATTATACAGCTCATAAACAGTTGGCGAAGTGAATATAACTCTTGGAAATCCACCCTGAATCCGAAGTTGATTATACATATTATCCATCTTAGTAACACCAGCAGATGAAAATGTAATCGTATCAGTTACAGGCGACAGCCAAGTTCCGCCCAGATCAGTGACAGCTAATCCACCAGTAGCTGCCGAATTAGAAACATGCAGAGGCAAGCCACTGATGTTTTTACCAGAGTTACCAACTGAAGCAGCCCACAGATCCGTAGAAAGCCTTTCGGACAAAGAAGACTCAAGCTGAGTTGTCTTTGCTCCAAGCAAGTTAATCAAAGCATGTTTACCTCGATTGGATCGTTTTTCTAGTCCAGTTATACCAACTGTACCAGAGTACTGCGACCATGAAAACTTTGCATTGGACATACCATCTTGAAGAGTGGTATCAATTGTTTCTGCCCCTGAATACGAATCTACTGTTGAATTAGACTCATACAAAATTGGCTCTAATATGCTTTCACCACCAGAAAGAACTCGTTTAGGCGTTTCTGCCTTACCAGTTGCTTTCCCTAGTTTGCCATTATACCATGACAAAAGAGGCTCTTCTATAAAGATATTATCTTGAAGAGTAGGCATGTATTCTTGCATAGTAGTAGTCAATAGGGCGTTATAGGTTCTAGTTTCAGAACGATTTGCCATTAGATCTACTCCTTAATTATCGTTTACGTTGTCGCCCACGAAAAGCCGCTTTTCTGTCTGCTATTTTCAAAGCATCAAACATACTCTTCGGTTTCTTAAACGCAGGCGTGTTAGCCTCCACTGAACCACTCGATGGAGATCCTGTTGACTTCCTTCTTTTCCCAGTAGTCTTATTTTGGTATTTGCTGATATAGTAATCTTCAGCTTTACCGTCCTCTCTTAGAGACTTATGAAATAAATCTTCCATGACTTGGTAAGTGGGATTATCCAGCTGCTCCTTGGGAAGACTCTTAGCTAACCGTTCAATAGATTCTAACTGATCGGTAAATTGCTCCCCATAATTAGTAAGCAGGTCATCTGCGATAACATCCAAGCCAGACTGACGGACCTGATCAGTGAGAGGCTCTAGTTCATTTTTCCTTAGTTTGTTCATTTCTCCACGAAGTTCATCTCTAACAGTCTGCTTTACTAAATCAAGGGCTTCCCTTTGATCTCCGGTTAATTTTGACTCATCAACACCAGGTATAGACTGTCCTGATTTCTTCATAGCTAAGGATCGGAACTCTGGATCATTCTGGATAAAAGTTAAAGCTTCTACCACTTTATCGAGACCTCCTAAGGGAGCAAGACGGCCCTCAATCTCACTTATATTCCCCTCCAGTTCGGAAGCTCTGTTCTGAGTCTTAGAATACATTGACTGCATTTCTCGATAAGATTGTGAATCTTGACTGTGCTGGTCTTCAGAGGATTCCTCGTCATCAGGTTCTTCCTCATCTTCAAATTCTTCCTCATCGTCCTCATACAGTTCTCCATCATCATCTTCATCTTCCAATACATCCCGACCATAATCACTCTCTGATCCGAATCCATCGTCATCTAGTTCAGGTACAATATCTGAACCTCTTGAAGCTGTTTCTGGTTCTGAGTTTAGATCTTCTACTTGTGACATTGTTTCCTTTCTAGGCGTTGTCGATTATATCGTTCGCCAGTTTTCGTCTTTTATCGTTCTCTCTTGTAATTAAGTGAGTTGTCGATATTGTTTCCTTAGGTGATAATTCTTCTAAGTTTTTCTCCTTTTTAAGTTGACTTTCTTGTTTTTTACTTTTTACATAAGAATTCAACCCTGGATCATAATGACCATAGATTTCAGGGGCTGATTTACATGTTATTTGGGTAACTCCGTAAGCTCCACATGAACTACAAAGTAATTTATCTTTATTATCTACGCTAGAAAAACCTTCCCATTCATTATCGCACTTTGGGCATACTAAATCATATATTGGCATTACTTAGAACTCCCAGTTTTTTCTTTTCGTTTACTTGCTGTAAGATCCAAAACTTTCATCAATAAACTATTTTGCCTATTAGCATCATCTG